GATGGTCTCGGCCTCGACGATCCGCCAGTCGCCACCAGACCCCAGGGGCCGCATCCGATACCGTGGCAACTGCACGCCGGGAGGGGTCTCCTCCAACACTGCCACAGTCTCGACGCTCTCGGTCACCTGCTCGACAGGTTCAACCACTTCCGCTTTGTTCTTCGCCACGTCTCATGCTCCAAAAAAGAACCCCCGCCAGCTTGTGGCCGACGGGGGCGTATTGTGTCGGCCTCATCAGCCTACTAGGCAGTACACTTCACCATCGCACGCGGTTCGATCGTGGCAAACGCGCCACGCTCAGACGCTTTGAACCGCATCACAACGTCTTGCGTGAATTCCGCCTCGTTGTTGGCGGGAGCCTGCACCACGGTGAGGGGCCAGTTCTGCATGTAGCGGAACGCTCGCCGAGGATCGCCGAGGTACCAACTGGTATCCGTGTTCATTCGGGCCGCCAGTTGATTGGTCGAGACGATGGTGTAGTTCGTGATCGGGTTGCCGGTCTTGGTCTCCGTGGGATTGCCAGTGGTGGCGTACCCGGGAGTCGCAACCGTGATCTCCGTCGCATTGATGACCCGACGGGCAGTGTAGAGCAACTGCCGAGTACAGATCAGATGCGACGGATTCAGGAGGATCGGCTCTCCGGTCTCAGGGTCAAGCATCTGCGAGAACAACTGTTCGGCCGCGTCGATGTTCTTCCAGTCCACCAACGCATTGGACGCTGCCAGATTGTCCCACGTGTGCGTGCCGGAGTTGTCCCCGTATGTTGCGATCGTGGTATCCCGGTAGCGGTAGCGATGGTCGGTCACAGTCTCATCAATCACGCAATCTATCGCCCGCTTCTCTTTGTTCAGGCCGAGGGCCTCGCCGACTCGCCGACACCGATCCTCCAGCACGCCGGTACGGTCGAAGAAGATCGCCTCCTTGGTGACCTCGACGATCAGCCCCCGCTTGGTGGTCGTGGGCGTGTCGATGTAGGTCTGGGAGACACCAGCCTTCGGGTAGGGCTGGCCCTCGTCGACGATTAGTGCTTCGTCACCGATGCCCGAGATGCCCGGGATACGCTCGCCGTTGAACTGCGTGTTGACCACGGGGATGATCCCCGTGAACACGAAGGCTTCCTGCTCGTAGGCCTCCATCACGGCATTGTACAGGATCTGGCCGCTGATCTTCGCGAACTGACTGGACGCTACCACAGAGGCAGTTTCCCGCAGTTCGGTCGACCCGTTCTCACCCGGGGCGTACATCCCGACGATCTCACGACCATCTGGGACGAAGTTTTCAAACAGCTTGCGGATCGAGAAGTCGCCGAAGCGAATCTCCTTCTTCCGCAGTCCGTCATTCAGATCGGAGTAAAACCGATCGGTCTGGCCATCGCGTTGGGCAGCCTCGAAGAGACGCCGTAGTTGAATGACATTCACCATTGCTTAGCGCTCCTGAGTGCAGACGACGTAGTCCACGTTGAGGGTTTCGAGATTGGCTCCACCGTTCTTGACGCCCAGGCCAATTTGCATTTCGGTCGCCGAAGTGAAAATGTAATCGTGCTGGGTCACGGCCACGCCGTCGACGAAGAACGACACATAGGCGTTGGTGGCCGAATACGGCATGTACTCAATCCGCAGAGTCTGGTACGCCGCCCCGCCAGCAGTCACAGCCCGCTTCGCCAAATTGTTGACGTTCGCCGCTGTGAGTTCGTTGGTCGTCTGCGTCGTGCTATTGCTGGTCTCGGTCTGCCAGACAGTCCCGCCATCCACTTTGACGAACACCGCTCCGCTGTACGAAGCGGGAGGGCCAGCGCCGTTGTCCTGCAGTGAGTTCGCGCCCACCGCATCCAGCAGCCCCACGAGGATGTTCGCGTCGTCGGTGTTGGCCTCGGTGAACTGCACGCGGGCTTCAAAGAGCAAAGGCTTGTCAGCCGCAAACTTGAACACCTCGTTCGCCGACTCGATGTAGGCTTCGTCGTTGTCCGCCACAGTGCCGTCAGACGCCACGAGGGCGATGATCCCACCCGCCGCATCGCCAACGCTCGCCGTGCCAGAGTCGCTCAGCGTGGTCACCCAGTCCGCCGAGTCCACATCACGCAGAAAGTCGTCTTGAATCGTGAATTGGTGGCGGAGTCGCAGCAACTCCGGCAAACCGTCAGTACGTACTGCCATTGCTGGCCTCCTTAGTTGGAACGAATGGCAGCCAGAAACTGCCGGGGATCACTGGGATACGACACCGCCGCAGCCACCGGGGGAGAGACAGCCGGACGCCCGGCCCGCTGCGTCACCGGCCACGATTCGAGCAACGCCGCCCGTTTGTTGGCATCGACAGCCAAGAGGGCTTTGAGTCGCTCGGGGGTGACCTCTCGGCCAGACGACTCCAATAACTTCCGGGCGTCGTGATCGGCCTTGACCACCGCGAACCCCTCCATGAGGGCGTCCAGCTTGCCCATGATCGGGGCCAACGATTCGGCCACCGCCTTCTTCACGTCGGGCATCTCCTGTTCCTCCATCTCGGGCTCTGACATCTCGGCAACCGGGGCCGCGTCTTCAGCCTGCAGCATCTCCTGCGCCTTGAGGATTGCCGCGATTTTCTTCATCTTCGCCGCTCGGTCACCGTCACCGGCCAGCACTTGGGACACCATCGTCGCGAAGTAGTCTTCGTTTTCTTTGACGGGCAGATCGGCATATTCGCCCATCCCCTCCGCAGTGAGGATCTTCTCCTCGCCCGCAGCCATCGCCGCTTCTCGAATCGTCATGCGTTGCTTCTCGCTTTCAAAAAGCCCCGCGTTAGTCGCCGGGGTCTGGACTAGATCAATCGAGTGAACCCGCTCGACGGTCTCCACAATCACCTGCTTTCCATCCATGCGGACGGTTCCCTCGGCATGATGACTCAGGCCAATTCGGTTCGGATTGCGCTCCGCTGCCTCTGCGACAAGTTCGGCCTGCGGATGCGACTTGAGGTAATGCAGGTCACCGTACACCGCGCCCTGCTCCTGCCGGACGTTGCGGATCCAGCCGAACGCCTCGGCGAGTGGTCGGTCTTTGCGCTCGGTGGCTGGATGGTCCACATTGACGGGAGCACCCTCGTACAGTCGGGCAGCCTCTGCCATCGCACGCGGGCTGTAACGCCTGCCGTTGCGGCTGTCTTGCCCAAGGATACGTACCCCCTCGATCAAACCGGCTTCACGGTCGACACGTCGGGGGGCGATGGTGGTCTGTTCGGTGAGTCGCATGAATCGATTGTCACCGACTGCAACTCCCCCGCAATATCCACCCTAGGAAAATGGGGCGTTCATACAAAATCGACCCTGGTTAAAATTTTTACCAGGGTCATGGAACCCGAATCTTCCGGGCTGCGGGCTCGGCCTTGGTCTCCAAATAGCACCGGCAATTCGGGTGCGCCGGCGGCCCGCCGTTCTTCACTACCTCCGCGCTTGCACGCACACCGCCCGGGGCGACGAGGTTATCCAACACCAGCCCCCACAAGTCCGGAACCTTCCCATGTAGGGGCCGACAGACGGGGCAGACCTTGCCGTCCTTCTCCGTGATCCACCGCGTCACGAGGTTGTACCCTGCAGGCTCGATCACGATTGCCGTTGCGTTGGTGCCCTCTGTCTGTGCCAGAGTCGTAGTCGTGGCTGCGGTCACTGCGTCACGATCCGGGCCGAGTGCAGACACCAGCACGCTTTCGACGTCCGCCGCTGTGCCTGTGCGGATCAGGTCACCCGATGCTGTGACGACCTCTTTCGCGGATTGCATAGACGATCTGGCAGACTCTGCCGCGATTGCCTGCGCCCTGATCAGTGCCTGTCGATATGCCTGCGTCCGGGTCTCATCACTCGGCTGTTGACCAGCGGGTAGCAGCTCCTCCACGTGCTGATTGAGGGTGGCAAGGATGATCGCCAACAGGATCAACGCTAACTCTCGCCGGCGCTCCTCCTCCCAGCGGTTCCAGTCGGCTTCTGAGACGTTCCGCACGTCCGGGGGATTCCCCAGCAGTTCCCGCAGTTCCCTGCGTTGCCTCGATGACAGGCGGGAGAGTCGCTTGGCAAAGTCCGACTCCACGCCCATCCGGTTCTGAAGTTCGCTCACTTCTTGCCGCCCTTCGCCTTGGCGAGTGCAATCGCCACCGCCTGCTTAGGTGGCTTGCCCGCTGCAATCTCGGTCTTGATGTTCGCCGCCACAACTTTCGCACCCTTGCCCGGCTTCAATGGCATGGCTCATGTTCTCCAAAATCGCCCGCGCTTCCGGCAGGCTGGACACACTTTCCAAGGCTGCTACGACAGCAGCGTCTAGGCTCGACTCCTGCACGTTCCCGACGATCCCCGCTGCCCAGTCCACGCCAGTGGTGCCGCCCCAGCCCAACCACGCGACATGCCCGGCATCCCGCCATGGCTCGCCCTCGAACTCGGGGGCCACGTCCGCGTTCTTGCGGTGACGGGCAAACGCGGCCATCCGCCCGACGGTCTCACGTGACAGGTTCTCCCCGCTGGCCAGTTGATTGGCTCGCGTCCATCCGACCTGAGTCATCCCGGCCACCGCGTCCCCGTGCTGATCCCGCCACTTCAGCACCCGCCTCGCATTGTTGCGGGCTGCCTCGGGAGGGCTGTACGAGTCCTCGGCCTCCCTGACTGGCATGATCGACGGGGCCGGCGCTTGGGTCGGTCCCTCTTCCGCTCGATTACGTTGCTCCTCCTCCCAATCCAGCCCCATTTGACGGGCCGCAGTTCGCTTGCTCACGACGCCCATGCCCAATTGGATCTGGGACACGTCCGCCAGTTCCCGGGCGTTCCTGCTGGCCACAGAGGGCTTCTGAACCGCGATGTCCACGAGGGCCTCGATCTCGCCCCACGGTCGGGCAGTCAACAAGCCCCGATCGTGTTCGAATCGCAGCACCTTCCAGAGAAGGCCGGTGAACTCGCGGGCATAGAACGATTGGTCGGCTTCCCTCGCTTTGACGAATGGGGATTCGGCCACCAACGTGCTCGCGTAGTTGGCGTTACTCGCATCGCCGCTCACCATGTACTCGGGCATCGCCCATCGCGTCCCGACGATCCGCAGCACGTACTGCGACACCTCCAAGAAGCCGCTGTTTCGTTCGGCTCCCATCGGCCCCGGCTTGTAGACCAGCCCCGGCGATGGCTTCAAGATCGTGCCCGGCTTGTACCGCTGGACGTTCTGATTCTTCGTTCCACCGCCCATCACCTGCCGGCCGTACTGTGCCACGGCATCGGACGCCCCGAGGGTCTGGATGCTCGCTTGCGATGTCCCTGGGGGAGCCTCCAAGATCCACGCGATCGCAGCCTGAAGCGCCGCCCCTTCGGCCATGTTCCGCCGCAACTTCGCCTCGCGGCTGATCTCCTCGACCACCAAGAACGTATCGCTCACCCCACGCTTGGCATTCCGGCTCACGTTGCGTTTGATGTGGCACATTCTCCGCGACGGGATGTAGTCCCAATCCAGCCCGCCGTCATCTCGCGACAGGTGATACCCGAGGGCTTCGGCTGGACGGTTCGCCGGGC